GAACAGAGCACATCAACGCAACCTCTAAAGGGGGGTTTAATTCAAAATCATAAAACAGTCGTAAAATGGCACAAAAGAGCATAAAAACAAAACTACTTCAAGGCACCTTGGAAAAATCCAGAGTTAAAACATTTACTCCGGGTGAAATCGGAGAACCAATGTTTAAATTGGACGAAGGCGAAAAAAGAATTTATAATCGTATCCGTGAACACCTACACATTCACAAAGCAGGAAAGCAAGTTGATGAAATTTACCTTTCAGTTGCATCGCGTGCTATTGGTCATTTATTGCATAATGCTGATATATTGAGCAAAGATGGTGCAGTTATGGTGCATCCTAACGGTGCAAGGCAGGTAAGTGCAGAATGGACTGCATTTAAGCAAGGATTTGAGTTATTTCTTGAATTATCTAAGACTTTAGGGCTGGATCCTAAATCTAGGTTAACCTTAGAATATTTTCAAGATGGCAACGGTGATGAAGAGGATGAAATTGCTAAACTTCTTAAAATGAACTAAATTATGGAAGAAATTAAAGAAATTGCCATTTCTATTTTAGCATCTGCCTTCGCACTGGCATTTATTTCAGTTCCAGTTTATTTTATGTGGAATTGGCTGATACCAAATATTTTTAATCTCCCATACATTGATTATGTCGAGGCATGGGGACTAATGGCATTTGCGGTTTTGCTAAATAGTATTTTTGGCTTAACGGTAAAATCTAAAAAAGATAAATGAAATTTATTGAAGATGTTGTTTCGGGGAAATTATTAATAGGCAGTTACGCAAGGCTAGCAGTTGAACGGCATCTAAATGATTTAAAAAATAAGAAATGGGAATACGTTTACTCCGAAGTTCACGCAAATAGGGCTTTTGGTTTTATTTCCGCTTTACGACATACTAAAGGCGAATTTGCTGGTCAGCGATTTAACATCCAACCATTTCAAGAGTTTTTTATTAAAGTCTTGTTTGGGTGGCAAAGAAAAGAAGGAGGTAGGCGATTTAGAAAGGCTTATCTTGAAATAGCAAGAAAGAACGGTAAAACGGAGTTAGCGGCTGCCATTGCGGTATATTGTTTTCTATGTGACAATGAAACGGGTGCGGAAGTTTACACGGCTGCAACCACTCGCGATCAGGCTCGCATTGCATTTGATACGGCAAAAGTGATGCTAAAATCATTAAAGGCAGATTCAAGGACTTTTAACAAGTTGGTGAATGTTTTAAAGTATAATTGCAACGTACCATCCACTAATTCTAAATTTGAAGCCGTTGCATCGGAGGCAGATACCTTAGACGGTTTGAATCCGCATTATGCAGGTATCGACGAATACCATTCGCATAAAACTAGTGACGTGGAACAAGTAATGGAAACGGGTATGGGTTCAAGATTTCAACCTTTACTATTAATAACCACTACGGCTGGTTTTAACCGTGAATCACCTTGCTATCAATTCCGAAAAGTAATGGTAGATATTTTGGAGAAAAGGAAAGTAGATAATAGTGTATTTCCTTTGCTCTTTTGCTTAGATGAAGGTGACGATTGGCAGGATAAAAAGAACTGGACAAAATCTAATCCTAATCTTGGCATTACACCGTATATTAGTTACATGGATGACCAATTCCAAAAGGCATTAAATGAAGGGGCTGCAAAACAAATACAATTCATGACAAAGAATCTAAACGTATGGACAACTACATCCAGTGTTTGGATTTCTAATAATTATATTGAGCAAACAAGGCTAAAAGTAGATGATGATTTACTTTATAATAAAAAATGCTTTGCTGGATTAGACCTTGCTTCCACTCGTGACATTGCGGCTTTAGTGCTTTGTTTCCCGGTGCAAGGTGGACTTAATAAACCACATATTAAATCCTATTTCTTTTGTCCGGAAGATAACGTAAGAGAAAGATCTCTTTCCGATGGAGTTCCTTATGTCCAATGGGCACAGAATGGAGATATTATCATGACCGATGGTAACGTAACCGATTACGACTTCATAAAGGCTAAAGTTATTGAGTTAACGGCAAAGTATAAAATAGAGTGTATAGCTTTTGATAGATGGAACGCTTCACAATTGGTTATTCAGCTCACAAATGATGGTGCGAATATGAAACCATTTGGACAGGGTTTTATTTCGATGTCTGCACCAACAAAAGAAATAGAAAAGATGTTTTTATCAAATGAGATTACACATGATGGAAATCCAGTAATGGAGTGGATGATGACAAATGTAATGCTTAGATTTGACCCCGCAGGAAATATAAAGATAGACAAAGCGAAGTCGACAGAAAAGGTAGATGGTCCCGTTGCTATGGTTATGGCATACGCACAAATCATGGTAGAGGATAGACCAACCATTTACACATCTGGAGAACGCGAAAAAGGTTTATTAATGCTTTAGAAATGTACCTAATTGAAAAGTTAAAAATGTCAATTATGGAGATATTAATGAGAAAACAAGATTATGCCCAACAAGTAAGGCAGATTAATTCTAATGATGGTTATTTTACAAGATTTTACCAACTTGTTGGCGAATGCTCTAAACATGAAGAAGCATGGCAAAAGTTAGAGGAGGAAAGAGGAGAGTTAGGACTTGATGAAAAATATACTACTTATAATAGCTTTAGAAGGGCTAAAAAGGCATATATGGACATTAGGTTCGTTTAACGTGTTACTGTAAGTTGTTTTTTTCATACTGATTTTGTTTATTTTTACCGCATGGCAATATTCGATACCATGCGGTCTTTTTTTTCTAATAAACGAGGTTCGTTAGAAAATCCATCTACACCTATAAACGGAGACACTTTAGGTGCATTATTTCAGCGTGGTAGTGCTGCTGGTGTGGCAGTGGATGAATACGCAATTATAGGGCTTCCTGCTTTTTATCGTGCTACTCAAATACTCGGAGGTGTTATTGCATCTATTCCTTTTGATATTATTGAGAAACAAGATAATGGAGGGATAAGAATTGCAAAGGATCACCCTAACTACAAAGTAGTATCGAGGGAGCCTTCGGATTTATACACTTCGCATACGTTTTATAAAACAATGGTGCTGCACTATTTGGCGCATGGTGCATTTTATGCGGCTATTAATAGAAATAGTATAACTACAAGAATCAATAGTCTTACTATTCTAAATCCAACTAAAATGGAGATAGGATACAATAGTAGGAATGAACTTGTTTTTAAAAATAAAGAAAATAATAAAACATACAGAGGGGAGAATATTATCTACATTCCCAATCTTGCATGGGATGGCGTTAAGGCGTTGTTAGTGCCAGACGTTCACCGTGACAATTTTGGGCTAGCTTTAGCCAACAGAAACTACGGTGCCAACTTTTACAAAAACGGTGCGCACCTTAACGGAGTTTTAAAGCATCCTGGAAGATTAACAAATGAGGCTTACGACAGACTAAAAAGTAGTTTTAACCGTGCTTTTGGTGGAAGTCAAAATGCTGGAGGTACTGCTATTTTAGAGGAAGGAATGGATTTCCAAAAAGTAGGTTTAAACCCTACCGATGCAGCATTCAACGAAACTAAAAAAGCTACTATTTCAGATATAGCAAGGATTACTGGTGTTCCGGGTGTTCTTTTGGAAGATATGGATAAAGCAACATTTGGCAACATGGAACAGTTGAGCCAAATGTTTGTAAATTATACTATTATGCCTTTGTGCGAAACGATAGAGGCAGAATTTAATAAAAAGATATTTTTTGAAGTTGAAAAGGAAAAGTTTACAACAAGATTTAATCTCGATGGCTTGCTTCGTGGTGATATAGCTGCGAGATCTTCTTACTACACTACGATGAGAAATGTTTTGGCAATGTCACCAAACGAAATCCGCATAAAAGAAAATATGAATCCGTATGATGGTGGCGATAGCTATGAATTGCCATTAGCATCTAACATAAAGATAGAGCCGTCTAAAGAAGGAATGACGCATGAGAAAGAAGAAGAAGGGATTGATATAAACGACGATAGTAACGATACTAACGATTAAAATATATGGAAAAGAGAAGCATAAATTTTGAACTAAGGGCTAAACCGGAAAGCCGTACTATTTTTGGTACTGCTACGGTATTTAATTCTTCTTATGATATGGGTTGGTATGATGAAGAAATGTCGGCCGAAGCTTTAAAGGATTCTGATTTGAATGATGTTGTAGCTTTATTTAACCATGATATGAATATGGTTTTAGCAAGAACATCGTCCGGTACTTTAAAGCTAAATGTTACAGATTCTGCCATGGAATATGAATTTGAGGCACCAAACACTACATTAGGCAATGATTTGTTAGAAATGGTAAAGCGTGGTGACGTGTATCAAAGTAGTTTTGCATTTACCGTAGAGGCAGAGGACTGGCAGGAAAGAATGGGTAGTAAACCTAAAAGAGTTATCCGTTCTATTAAAAAAGTGTATGATGTTTCTCCTGTAACTTATCCAGCTAATCCGGATACAATGGTAGCTAAAAGAAGCTATGATGCTACAAAGGAAATAGACAAAGATTTACTAAAAGTAATTGATATATCTCTGAAATCAGAGATTAATATTAAAAACGAATTACGCAGGAACGCCCTGCACTTACTTAATTTAAAAACAAAATAATGAACTCTAAATTGCTAAGAGAAAAGCGGGCTTCCGACTATGCCATAATGGAGGACTTGCAAAAGAGAGCATCTGCCGAGGGTCGTTTAATGAATGCCGAGGAATTGGCACAATGGGACGCTGCCGATGCTAACTTTAAAAATTATACGGAACAAATTTCACGCCTCGAAAGATGGAATGAAATTGATGCCGAAGAAAGAAGTAATTCTTCAGCAGAGCAAACTATTGCAGCTTTGCCAACTGATAAAAGAGAGATTGTAAAGTCTCCTGAATATCAGGCAGCGTTTATTAAAGCCATTGCCAAAAGAGAACTATCTAGCAAAGATAGGGCGTTGTTAACGGAAATGAGAGGTACCGCAACTATTACTACTTCTGAAAGTGGTTTAGCTGGTGGTTTTGTTATTCCTTACCAATTCTCAAATGAGCTCGAAAAAACTATGGCTTATTATGGCCCTATGTTACAGGTTGCTCGTATTATTTCTACTCCGCAGGCAGGTACTTTGTACTACCCAAAAGTAAATGATACTGGTACAACTGGTTCATGGCACACTGAAGGCGGTGCGGTTACGGTACAGGATATGACCTTTACGCGTGAAACATTTGCTGCACACGTGATTAACACATTGGTAAAAGTATCTGTTGAATGGGCAAATGATGAATTTGGTCTATTAAACACAGAATTACCAATTATGCTAGGTGAGCGTTTAGGTAGAGGCTTGAATACTGCATTTACTACCGGTGATGGTTCTGGAAAACCTACAGGTTTCGCTGCCAACACTACTCAGGGTGCCGTATCTACAAGTCAAACGGCTTTCACTGCATCTAACTTAGTAGACCTTATTCACTCTGTAGACGTGAACTACAGAAACGCTCCATCGGCTGCGTTTATGATGAATGATACTATTTTAAGTGCCGTAAGAAAACTAAACTTAGATAATAGTAACACAACTTTATTTCAGCCATCATTGAGAGACGGTATTCCTGATAGATTGTTGGGTTACAATTTCTTCATTAATAACGATCTTCCATCTACGCAGGCAACTGCTGCAAAGATTGTTTATTTTGGTGATTGGTCTAAATATATCATTCGTCAAGTTTCAAACAATGTTTTAGTACCATTGCGTGAGCGTTTTATGGATGAAATGGAATTAGGATTCTTGTTATATGCAAGATATGATGGTAAACTTTTACAAACTGCTGCTATTAAGCATTTAGCTAATAAGTTGACCTAATAAATAAAAATGGAGTGGGTAGCAATACTCACTCCTATTTAAAAATTTGAACATGGCTTGGAAAATAACTACGCAACCAGCATCTGAAATCTTTACACTACAAGAAGTAAAGGATTATCTAAAAGTTGACGATACAACTGAAGATACCCTTATCACTACTTTATTGCAAAGTGCTAGACAGGCAGCGGAGCGTTATTTGAATCAGGCATTAATAACTCAAACAATAACGGAGAAATTAGATAGGCTTCAATTAAGTACTATTTACTTATCTGTATCTCCGGTAATATCTGTTACTTCTTTTCAATACGCAGATAGCCAAAATACAACACAAACATTTAATAGTTCCAATTATATTGTAGATACATTTGATAAACCTGCAAGGCTATCATTAGCCTACGGTAAAACGTGGCCCACATTGTACGGTAATATTAATGATGTTACTATTACCTATACGGCTGGATATGGTTCTGATGCTTCATCGGTGCCAGGGCAAATAAAGCAAGCTATTTTATTAATGATTACAGATGCGTATGATAATAGGCAAGATTATGTCAAGAAATTACCTACGGCATCTGAATATTTATTAGACCAATATCGAGTACAATTATTCTAATGAAGTACAACAAAAACGAAGTTACTGGAAAAATGAGGGATAGAATTATCCTTCAAAATGTTAACCGGTCACGGAGTTTAACAGGTTTTGCTTCCGAGAGTTGGGCGGATGTTGCTACTATTTGGGCATTTGCAGAAAGCAAGTTGCCAGGATCTAACGAGACAATTATAGAAGGTAAAAATACTGCAAAGAATATTTGTGATTTTACCATACGTTATAATCAATCTATTAGCGAGGAATCTCGCGTAGTTTGGGGAAATAAGTTATATCAAGTTAAGAATTTAAAAGTTAGCCACGATAGAAGGTTTATTTCATTTCAAGGCGTATTCTATGATTCTTACGTTCTTACAGGCGTAAACGTTGCAGCTTCGGTTAATGGCATTGCCACAACTTCGGCTAACCTTAAACTAATAATGTCTGTTATTGGACAGGCGAATGCCATAGCATCTACATTTGGAGAACTTACAGTATTTCAGCAAGGTGTTGTTGAAGTCGCTGCTTCGGTTAATGCTTTAGGCAATACTTCGGCAAATCTTACAAAGGTTATTTCTATTAGCGGTGATTTAGCTGGAAGTGCTTTTGTAGATGCTAATGCAAGTATTGTTCAAAATATTGAAGCGAGCGTAAATGCAGATGCTAATGTGTTGGCTGATTTAAAGTTAACCAAAACTTTAGTATCAACTGTTAACGCAACGGCAACGGCAACAAGTATATTAGATGTCGTAACACAGGGAATTGTATCCTTAGATGCCTCTGTAACGGCTACGGGTGAAATAACGGCTAATCTACTTAGAATAACTACATTAGCAAGTAGCCCTACAACGGCTGCTGATACTTCTGCTATTGCAACCCTAACCAAAGTACTTGAGGCAACGGCAACCGCTACGGCTGAAACCGATGCAAGCGCACAACTTACCATTCCTGTGAATGCTTCGGCTACGGCTACGGCTGAAACGTCGGCTAATGCTCAATTAACATACACGGTTAATGCAAGTGCAACGGCAACCGCCGAAACAAGTGCGGAAGCTCAAATTGTAAGAATAATTTCAGCAAGTGCAACGGCTACGGCTGAAAGTTCGGCTGAGGCTTCATTTGGTGTTACCTTTGCGGCAAATGTTGAAGGCATGGCAAACGTGGATAACGCAACCATAGCACGCGCGGCAACGATAGTGGCAAGTGTTACGGGTGAGGCAAATGTCACGGGTGCAACGCTTACAATGGTAGATAATGTTGCGGCAAGTGTAAACGCATCTGCAACTGTGACAAGTGCGACATTAACTGTGGCTGCACCTACGGTGACAGTTGATTACCTTGTAGTTGCTGGTGGCGGTGGTGGTGGTAGTTTTACATCAGCTGGTTCTTATAATTCTGGTGTTGTAGGAAATGACAGTGTTTTAGATACAATAACTTCAAAAGGTGGAGGTTTTGGTGGTAAATTTGGAGCAGCGGGAGGTAATGGTGGTTCTGGAGGTGGCGCTGGTGGTAATACATCCCCAGCTTTAAGTGGAGGGACTGCAACGCCAAGCGGACAAGGTAAGAATGGAGGTAATGGATTTGCGGGGGCACAATACGGCGGTGGTGGTGGTGGCGGAGCTGGTGCAGTTGGTTCAAATGGAACTTCAAGTGTTAGTGGTGCTGGTGGTAATGGTATTGAAAACACAATAACAGGAGTTACACCTATTCCAAAATATGCTGGTGGTGGTGGTGGTGGTGGTTGGACTACTCTTACATCTGCTGGTAGTGGTGGCACTGGTGGTGGTGGTGCTGGTGGTAGAGGAGCAAATGGTACTAATGGAACTAATTATCTTGGAGGCGGAGGTGGTGGTGGAGATGCTGGATTTGGTGCTGGTCATGGTGGCGGTGGTGCTGGTGGTTTACGTTCAACTTATTACGCCACTGGTGGCGGTGGTGCTTTAGAAAGTAAATTAATAATATCAAAAGGTATATCAAAAACAGTTACCGTTGGTGGTGGTGGTGGTGGTGGTAATGCTGGAACAGGAACTGGAGAAGGTGGCTCTGGAGGTAAAGGAGTGGTAATAATAAGATGGCTGACAACAGATGCAACTATTACATTAGGTGGTGGGGCTGAAACTGGCGCAGTAAGCTATACAGACGGAAGTCATAGTATTAGGGAAATTAGAAATTCGGGAACAGTAACATTTTCATAATATGGCACATTACGCACTTTTAAATAATGAAAATTTTGTTACTACTGTTATAAGTGGTGCAGATGAAATGTATATTATAGATGGTTTGGACACTGAAACAAATTATTCAAACTTATATAATTGCATTGCAAAACGCACTTCTTACAACACACGTGGTGGAATCCATTACCAAGCTGACAACAATACACCTTCCATTGACCAAAGCAAGGCTTTCCGCAAAAACTATGCGGGCATTGGCTATTATTACGATAGTATCCGCGACGCTTTTATTCCGCCAAAGCCTTTTCCTTCGTGGATATTGAATGAGGAATCATGCCTATGGGATAGCCCAGTGCCTTATCCAAGCGATGGGAAAATGTACACATGGAATGAAGAGATTTTAAATTGGCAAGAAATAAATTTTTAACGTTAAAAACTATAAATCATGGCAGCTTTTTCAAATTACATGGAGGATGCAATTACAGCCTGGATAAATGGAACAACCTTTCCAAGTGCTCCGACAAATACCTATGTACAGTTGTATAGCCAAGACCCAACCGATGCAGGTTCCGCTACAGGTGCATTGTACACACGTGTTACTTATGCAGCAAGCGGATGGACAAGGGGAACAGGTGGTGCAGGAACATTGTCAAACACAAATGCAATAACCATGCAGTCAAGTGCAGGAAGTTCTGCAACGGCTTCACATTTTGCGGTATTTGATGCCGCTACAAGTGGTAATCTATTATTTTACGGTGCTTTATCTGCATCTAAAAGTATTGCCATTGGTGATGAAGTAAAGTTTAACGCTTTGCAGCTTACCTTAACAGTAGCTTAAAAACATTCCTGCCCTGAAATATGGGCAGGATAAAAATAATACCATGGGATATTTATCAGCTAAACAAATTAATCACCTTAAAGACCTGCAAAAATCTAATTATGCAGGTAGGCGAAGCTTTCAGGGAATGAGCTTAAGAATAGTTGGTTTAGCCGATGCGGTTATAGAGTTTGCAGAGTTGATGGAACAATGTACATTAAAAGAGCAAAGTAGGGTTATTGATTCAGCCACTCCCATTGCATTAGAAGTTTACAGGTCTTTAGTTCCCGTAAGTAGTAAGCCGCACCGTATTTCTACCAATCCTTTCAAAAATAAAAAGATGCAAGGATGGGAAGAAAACGATCGCGCTTCAATGTGGGTACAACCGGGCAATCTAAGAAAGTCTATTATTGATTTGTCTAAAAACCTTGTATCGTACAAAAGGGCGGTTGGTGCTATTGGTCCATTGTACAAAAGAAATACAATGAATAGAGGCATTAATAGCAGTGAAGGAACGAATGGATTTTACGCTCACATGGTATTTGGAAGTACGCGAGCATGGTACAATAAAATAGTAGTGAAGGCAAGAAATTTAAGTAGGGAAAAAGTTATTAAGACCATGCGAGATGAATGTATTTTCATAATGCAAGAAAGGCCTAAAAAATTCTGGCAAGTATCATGATAGGAAAATTAATATACAGTAGATTATCCACTGACGGTGAAATATTGGCTTATGTTGGTAGTAAGATATATCCTGACATTGTGCCTCAAAATGTACAATATCCATTTGTGGTATATACTATTGTAAATAGCCTTCCCGTTGATTTTAAAGATGGTCAAAGTAACCTTGAGGAAATTACACTACAAGTAGATGTTTATACGCAAAACTACGACGATACGCAAGAATTATCTAACCTTATTAGGAATAGATTAGACAGATTTGTTGGTACAGTTGAAGGTGTTGAGGTGCAAAGTATAAAGTATATGTCAGCTACATCGCAAGTGTTTAATGCTGAATTATCCGTATATTGGATGAGTATTGATTTTATGGTAAAAATGAAAAGATGAAATTAAGACTTTTAAAAGAATGGAATGGAAAAGAGCCGGGTAAGGTGGGCGTTTTTCTTTCTGAATATGGGGAACAAATGATAAAAGATGGCATTGCAGAACTACTTGATGAATCTTTTGTCGTTGAACAAATGCCACAGAAAGAGCAAGTTCAGCAAGACCCAATCTATATTCCTATTCCAGTGCCTAACTCATATTTTAGTGACGAGGCAGATGAAGAAAAAATTACTAAACAAAAAAAATAAATAAACATGGCAACTACTGGCATTATTAATGGTACGTTGATGCGACTATACAAAGATTCAACTGCGATAGGTTACGCAACTTCCTGCCAAATGAATATTTCATCTGCTATGCGTGAAATTCTTACAAAGGATAGCGCATCGGGTGGATGGAGAGAAGTTAAGAAAGGACAGTTATCTGGAACCCTTTCTACGGAGGCGTTATACGCGGGCCCGGGCGATGCTTCTACTAATTATTTGTTCGATGACTTATTTAGCGACTTAATTGCTGGTACTGCATTGACCATTAAATTTACTACCGACGTTGTAGGTGATAACGTGTACACAATGAGTGCTATTTGTACATCATTAGACCTTAACGCAGGCGTGGAAGAAAATGTTAGCTATTCAGCATCATTTGAAGTTACGGGAGCCATCGTGAAGACAACTAAAGCATAATTTAAAATCCTAACACATGAAAACAATAACAATCGCCAACACATCCATACCGATTAAATTTGGTATGTATGTGTTAGGTACATTTCTAAGGGAGAGGAAGCTAAAACTTAGTGACCTTTCCCTTTTAGGAGAAGATCTCTTATTAGCCCTTGAATTAGCCTTTACCGGTGTCGAGCATGGTTATAAAGCTAAAGGGGAAAAATGCCCTTACACTTTGCAATCATTCTGCGACTTGGTAGATACGGATATGGGAGGTATAACGCGTATAATGGAAATGATTTCAAACGAGATTTCACCTCCAGAAGATGAGAGCCAAAAAAACGTAGTGGCGAAGGCGGAGAACTCACACTTGAATACATCGAACGCTTTTGTTTCGGAGTTTTAAGATTTCCTCCTTCGCAATACTATGAGATGAGTTTCAGAGAGGTTGTTATAGCTATGCAAGGTTATAACAATCAATTTGAACAACAGGAACAAACAGAATGGGAAAGAATCAGATGGCAAACAACACTTTTACTAAATGTTCACACAGCAAAAGGAAAAAGTTTAAAGCCTAAAGATTTAATCGAATTTCCATGGGAAAATCCTACAAAAAAAGAAACTAAAAGAAATTTGACAAATACTGACAAGTCAATATTTGACAAATGGGATAAAGAATTATAAATGGCAATAGGTAAACTTAATTTAAAACTTGGTGTAGACGTTTCAAATCTTGAAAAAGAACTTGGAAAGGTTGAGCGCAGTATGTCAAGATTTGGCAGTAAGATGCAAAATGTAGGTACTACATTATCACAGTCACTTACTTTGCCTATTATTGCACTTGGAGGAGCAGCTTTAAAGTCTTTTGCAGATATGGAAAGACTTGAAGGAGGTTTAACTGCCATTATGGGTAGTAGTAAAGATGCCGCAGCCGAAATGGATAAGCTTCGTAAAGTTGCCGAAAATCCTGGGCTTGCTTTACCTCAAGTCGTTAAGGCTTCGGCTTCGCTGCAATCTGTAGGAATGGATGCAGATAAGGCAAGAAATGTTATAACTCAATTTGGAAATGCTGTAGCAAGAGCCCAAGGTGGTCCAGAAGAATTTGCAGGCGTAATATATGGTTTAACTCAAATAAGTAGTAGTACAAGTATTCTTGCAGAAGATTTAAACATAGTAAAAGAAAGGCTACCAGAATTAAATGATATTTTATTAAAAACTTTTGGCACAAATACTGCAGAAGGTTTAAGAAATTTAAATATTAGTAATACTGAATTTATTGATGTTATTACAAATCAATTAAGTGTATTAGATAGGGCAAATGGTGGTTTAAATAATTCTTTTGATAATTTAAAGGACAATATAAACGCATCTTTAGCAGAACTTGGAAAAACAATCAATGAAACATTAAAATTAGAAGTTGTATTTGATAATGTTTCAAAAAAAATACAAGAGTTAGTAGATAGGTTTAAAGCACTTACTCCCGAACAACAGGCAAATATTGTAAAATTTGCTT